GTTGGAAGTGCAAAAGATGGTTGCTCAGGGTCTTGCTTCTGAACAACATCTTTTGAACCGAGGGTGAACCCGAAGAGCTTGATTGCCATTAATTATCCATTCTAAAAAATTGATAGAGGGAATTTTCCCTCTATCTTTACACTACACCGTCTTCGACAGATTCCCACCACTGGTAGGAAAGTGTTACTGTAAATTCTTCAATCGTATCATTTGAACCCCAATCAACATCAATTGGAGTAACATCTGTAGGAAATACCCCAATAAATTTATACCGTTTGATAACATCGCCTTTTTTACCAAATTGCGTAACATCTCCATCAACTGTATAACCACCTGGGGCAAGTGCCAAAGGACTACGAACATTGAGTGAATGGGAATTAATGCCATTCATCCATCTTTCAAAAGCGTTTCTAACAATGAAATCTTCATCGTTGATTACTGAAATTGTCCAATCAGCAAATGTTCTATTACCAACAAACTTTAATTCACGACCAAAGTATTGAACTGGCACAACACCTAGCGTAGCGCCAGGTAATTGTGCAGTTTTACACATGAATGTTAATTTTGATTGTGCGTTTCCTGGTTGTGAGAATCCAGGAAACGGCATAGAAACTTCAAATAGATTAGGACGAGCACCGTCCCCTACCATTTGGCTTCTAAATTCGTTTACGGAAAATGCCATTTTTTATCTCTCCTGTTTCTCTATTTATTAGAAGCGTCCAACGATTTCTTCAAACGAAACCGCTGTTCGAACTGCAACGAAGTTAAGTTGAATGAAGTTAATCGACCGAGCAGGTTTAATGTAGATATCACCAACAAATTCGTTGCGGTCAATAACTGCCGAAGTGTTATTTGTTTCATCGCACACAACACGGAAGTCAGTAATACCACGGCGACCTTGAACATCACGCAAATATGGTTCAATCAAAGCAACAAACTGCGCCCGTGTGAATTGGTCGTTAAACTCAAACAAAGATGAGCGTGCTGCACGAGCACAGGCCTTTTCAAGCACAATAAACAGTCGGCGAACATTGATTCTATCAAACACAGATGGTTTACTCAACATCGTTTTATCGCCAAACAGAATTGTTCCTTCGCCTTGGAAAGAAACAACCGAATTAATGCCTTTTACATACATGTCATCTCTGTTGGCCTTTGTTGGATTCCAAGCCAGTTTAATGACATTTTTAACGATGCCTCGATTAAGACCACCAGGTGAGAACCATGGATCTCTTTCTAAATCTGTTCTTGCACAGAGTCCAGCAACATCACCGTTTAACGGCACATAACGATATAAGTTATTATACTTATCGAACTGGTATTTGTAACCAGAGTCCATAAAGGCATAAGAAGATGAAGTAAGTGAATTTCTGTAAGCAATAACAGAAGAAGTCTCACTACCAGCATTATTTACAACATCTGATTTTTCTGGTGATAAAAATACTATGCAGTCTTTACGAACTTCAGCAATGTTACTGATTAGATGTGTTGCCAGCGTGGCGTTACCTGGGCCAGAAACAATCAACGAAACATCAACTGAATCTGGATTTGCAAAGTTGTTGTATGCAGTAATTAACTCTGAACTATCAATTGTTCCGTCAGCACCAGCAGTCATGGACGCATAAGTTGGATTATTCAAATTGGTAAATGTTGTTCCACTTGCAGTATTTCCCCAATTTGTAGCACCATTTGGATGTGACATCCACCAAATGTAATTTGATTGTTCATTAATAACTGTTGGATAATAGTTAGAAGAACCATCACCGTTTACTGCATCAGAAGCTTTTGAGATAAATGCATATTTTTCAACAGTAGTATTGGCAGTACCAGTAAATTTAGCATCTTCGTCAACAACAATGATGTGCATTTCATCATTTACACCGCCAAGTGCCTGGGCATAATCAGATGTTCCTGGTTCAACACCAAACTGATCCGCATATTGCCATTTGCGAAGAACTGCGGTACCAACAACAACTGAAGAAGTTAGAGCAGTAGAAACAACGACTGCGGTTGCGTTTACAGAAGCAACACGGATATATGTTGTTCCACCATCAACAGAAATGAGGTCTCCAGATTGCAGATTTGCCGCAGCATTTGCCGTTCCGTTGACATTAATGACAGTAGCACCAGAAGCTACAGCGTTAGCTCTTAAACTATCTGTGACGGTTAGATTTGAAGAAAATGCCTGTGACGATGGGCAGATAGAAATTCTTAATGAATTTCCTAAGTCTCCTGCCCAACGAGCTGCGAACGGACCGAAGGCAGTGTTAACGGCATTTTCGTGATTGTTGTAGTAATCATCTTCATTTTCAATAAGAACACCAGAACCATTTGCTGTAGCATTCAAAGTTGAAGTGGTGTTTGCAGCACGAACAAGTCGCAAAGCATTAGAATATGCTAGAAAATTTGCGGCTGAGAACCAATATTCATAATTAGTATTGTTTGGAGTACCAAATCTTTCAGTAAGGCGAACCTCATCGGAAATGGTAACTACTTCATTAGCTGGTCCCCACGCAAAAGGTCCGGCAAAGGCGCCAACTGAAGTGGCAACTGAAGGCACAACTGTAGTCAGGTCAATTTCTGATACATTTACGCCTGGTGATAGCTGAAATGCCATGGATTTCTCCTTTTGTTATCGGGTCAATTTCTTTTTATTTTGTATTTATGTTTTTATAAAATTGAGGATCTATACCCTCTTTCAGTCCACACATCGCCAGAATCTATTAAAACCTCTTCTCTTTTGCCGTCATCAATAAACCCAACAGGCGTAAGGTCTTCTTCTGCTGAGAGATTTTGTTCTTCAATGAGAACTCGGCGTATGTCAATATTCGTAGAATCTTTGAAGTATGATTGTGCAGTCAACCAGGCAAAAAGAACAAGACCCATCACTAAGTCATCATTATTGCCTTCTTCGGCTGCATATGAATCACGAAAACGAACAAAGGTATTCATTTCAGCAATTGTGTCAAAGTCATTGACTATCAATTTATCTGATTCTACCAGTGTCTTTAGATTGGCACAACCAATTTTCTTAACAGTTTTGGTTGTTTTAATGCCAAAGTTTGCGGCTCTTTTGAAACCACCAGAGATGGTTTGACCCTTAATGTGATGATGGTCAATTTTGTAGATGTTTTCATACTCTAATTCATAATGTAAAATGTCAACTACTTGTTGTCCCACATTGTTTGTCTCAACTAAAATGAATGCCTCATTGTATCTTTTTGCAATACTGTAGACAATTGTTGGAAAAAACAATAGTGGCAACTTATTATTACGATACTTTGCGACTTGTTTGTAGGGAACTTGTGTCACATCTAATATATTGATTGTATGATAGTCTAAACCTACGCCTTCTGAACAATCAACTGTTGCAATATACAGATGCCCAAGTTGTGGATTCTCATACACATCTAAGTTATCTATTGAAGAAAGTGGATTAAAGAATGCCATTGACCTGAGTTTTGCACCAGAAATGAGTGTTGCAGATGAGCCGATAAATTCACATTCAAATTCCTGTCGAAACTGTTCTTCGGATGTGTTTCGTATTGTTTCTTCTCGCCATTTTGCATCTCTGTTTGGCACCATTGACCAGTGAACTTCAATTGGTTTATAAGTTGACCGTTTTTCAGTTGCATCAACCCACATCTTGTAGAAGTGGTTTAATCCGTATGGCGTGGAAACGATGATAACTTTTGTTGTCTTACCAGAAGAAATCACAGGATAGGTAGAAGTAAAGAAGTCATCTGCCATGTTTTTTGGCACAAACGCAAATTCGTCTAGGAAGATTAGATTGTAAGAACCACCTCGCACACCAGCCGCTGATGTTGCATAGGCAAATATCTTAGACCCATTTTCTAATTCAATGTTTCTTTTATTCCAAACAATGATACCTTGTTGCAGCCAAAGAGGAAGATGCTCATATGCCTTTTGCAAACGAGACATAATTTCTTGTGCTAGTTGACCTTTGTTTGCAAGAATGGCAATTGTGTAATCGTCTTGGAATAAAACAGACCATAACATATAACCAACTGTTGTGGTTGTTTTACCAACCTGTCGTGGCATTTTGCAGATACAGAAACGATTTTCATGGAAGTCACGAACCATGTCTTCTTGAAAACCCCACATGTCAAATGGCACAAGACCTTTGTCCACATTAACAATTTTGACATATGTTCGAATAAAATACACCGGATTTTCGGTGCATCGAATAATCTCTTTTAACTGTTCTTCAGTAAAAGATATCTCAACGCCAACTTTCTTTAGGCGTTCATTTCCTAAATAACCATCATTTTTCATTTCGTAACTGTTTAATCAATTCAGATGTTGAACCAATAAAGACTGCCTTATCAACATTAATATTTTGTTGAGTGATTTGTTTTGGCTGTAAGTCTTGTTTTCTCTTTTGAATTTCTAACAAGTCTTTGTTCATATCTGCAAGATTCTTTAACATACCTGCAGCAACTTCAAATGCACGAGGATGTTCTGATTGTTTTGCAATCTCAACAATGTGAGATGCAGCATCATTGCCTTTGGCAATTAAACTGCGAATGTTTTGTCTGGCAAACTCAGCATCATCTTCAACCGAATCTTTAACTTCAACTATTTCTGTTGTTGTTTCTAATTCAATTGGTTCGATACTTAGAGCTTCAGAAAGTTTTTCATTTAGATTTTTCATAATAATGTGTTAGGCCATTCTGTAATTGCAGTAGAGAAACCAAACTCATCATCTGGTTCTGCATTCTCGGGCACTGGTTTAGTTACAATTGCTACTGCTTTGAGAGGCGAAACCGATACTGCTGTTACATTGTAGGTTGCATTGGTATAATCACCAACAACAATATCATTTGCCTGTAATAGTTGAGTAAGTTCTCCTACAATTAAAATACCATTGTTGCTGTTACTGAAGTATATAACTTTACCAGTAATTTCATTTGTATCTGTTCGGTCAACACGAATTGTTTCGCCTGTTGTGAAGTAGTTGTTACCATTTGCATAGTCAACAGTTACTTGTTGTGCATCACGATTCTGTGTATCTATGTAAATGTTTGTATTTGCTTGTCCGTAACGACCAGAAATAGAACTGTATGCACCAATTAATCCGTTTGGTTCTCTGACGGCAGGCCACATATAACTCTTAACTGTAAATTCTAAGTCCCATGTAATCAGTCGAGTTGTGCCATCGGACATAGCACCTTCATATTCTGTTGTTGTATTCACAGAATTAAGAATGATTGGCATGTCATACTTTTGATCCATGTCAGGAATCATATCAACCGTAACTGTAAAGTCAGGTTTGAAGAATGGTAAAATCTGCTCTACGATTTGTGTACCGTCTTCAGTATTTCTCACATAAATTGTCATTGAAAAATTGAAATCGTATGGCACAGGAACATATTGTGCGTTCAAACCACCGTTGGCATTCTGAGCAAAGTTCTGTAAAAGAGATTGTTGTTTGCGAGATGGGTCATATGCCATGCCAGTCAATTCAAATGACATTCTTGGCACATTGACACCAATTGTTCTGACCAGTATTGGGTCTGATGTAATTGCGGTTATGTATCGTTCTTTGGGACCATATGACAACGGTACACGAAAGATTTCTTTTTTAGTTGCACCGTCTTTTGTGTATCTCTGTAATTGAATATCATTGAAAATTGTGCCAAATGCAACGACAATCTTGCGAATAGAACGATTATAATATTGTGCGTTACCTAGCATTATGGCTCACCAAAAGGATTTACTTCAGTAAAGTCAATGATTCCATTTGCTTCTGTTTGAATACGATTGTTGTCAATGATATCTTCAAATGCATTGTCGAGTGGTGCGAGGTCATCGGCAGTAGAAATCGTCCATACTGCATTACTTGTATTGCCTCTAATTGTGCCACCTGCCGTAAATGTACCAATCGTGCGGAAGATTGTAACTTGCGAATTTGGTAAAAAGTCATGCACAACAGCAGTCGCAGTAGCATTTGCAAAAGTATTGGCACTTTGATAAACAATCTCATCATTAATAAATATGCCAGTACCACCAGCACTTAATGTCACATTTGTTCTTGGATAGTAGTCACGAATCTGGTCATCAATTTCAGAAACACCAACTTGTATGATTTCATTTGAGAACACATACTGTTTCAGTTTCAATGCATACACATAAACATTACCGCCACGACCACGACCAAGTGTATAGAACATTGCCTGGTCGTTTTCATGTTCGACTTCTGTAATTTCATAGAGATTTCGTAGAAGGGGAATATAAATTAAATCGCCTTCTAAAGGTCTTGGTGATGGTATAGTTGCGGCAAATCTACGGCGAGAAACTAAGAATGTCGCTTCGTCACGAATCTCTAAACCAAATTTAGAAATGAATTCTCTTTCGCCATCCATACCAGTGACATTCTCCAGGTACATCTCAATTGGATATGCAGTCACATATTGTTTAAGTGTGTCTTCACCGTAGAGATAATCTACTTGGTCTCTTGTTGCTCTAGGAAGATAGAAGATATCCATGCCATAAATTTGCATGGCCTCTATTACCAAATCTTCAACGAGCAGCTGCTCGGAAGTTATCTGGCTAGATGGAAATGGATTAAAATATACATTTGTGCTAATTTTAAGCTCCCAATTGTTGAGCTATTTTTCTTTTTTGCCAAACTAATTTGATAGCTTCGGACAATTTTTTTCTATGCTCAGCATTTTCATATCTTTTTTTATTTCTATTAGAACAAATTATTTTGTATTCATCGCTTCTTTTTTTACCTAATTTAGCTAAGCTCATTTTTTCTTTTGTGTCTTCACCAAATTTTCTGCCTAAATTAGTTGACTTGTTTTCTCTTTTTTGCCAAGCCAATTTCATTTTTTCTTTAGTGTTTTTATTATGTTTTTTACCTGCCATCCCACCTTGTCCACCATAAGTCATATTGTATCCAAAACCATTTTCATAAAAAGAATTGTGTTCTTTTATGAAAAAAGATTCCATTTCATTTAATATGAAATTCTTATCTTTAGATTCAAATAATACTTCCCATCTAAAATTATCAAAACCATGTTTTCTAATTGATTTGTGAAAAACATATTCGCTATCTTTTTTAGCAGCTTTCATATGTTCTTTTGCTCGCTGTTCTAAAGATTTATTGGTATAACCAATATAAACTTTATCGTTGGTATTATTGATACACCGATAAATTCTATAAATTGTTGCCATTCATCTTAACCTGTAAATATCTCACTTGGCAGACTGTTGAAATTAAACATTTGTTCTTCGATTTTGTCCATTTCTTCTCTTGCTTCTTGCATGATACGAACACCATCGAGAGTAACACCACCTGGCATTTGAATGCCAGCAAACTTACTTAAATTCGAACCCCACTGGTATTTAATGAGTGCGGTTGCGTATTGTTTGAGAAATCTATCATTAAAGACCTCTGAGTTGCCTGGTTTTGTAAGTGTACCATTTGTAACATCAGATGCGACAGGACCAATTGTTGTCAGAACAGTCGGTGAAATAATTTGTTTGATTTGTAATTCTTGACCGTCTAGCGTAATGATATCGCCTTCCAATAACTCTTCGTCAAAAACAGTATTTGTTCCTGTAATTGTGTTTGCACTTGTTACGGCAGTACCAGTACCAGTAAGTATAAGTGTTGTTGGTCGCATTGCACGATAGCAATCCATGACAACATAATTGCCAACTTCAAAGTCTCTTTCCCAATCAACATCTAAGAAGATTTTATTTTGCTTACGATTGAAACGAAACTGTGGTGTGCCAGAGAACAACAGATTCAATGTGCGAATGTGTTGCATAGTAATTTCATATGACACATACGATACCGATGTGAAGTCATAGAGGTCGTGCAGTCGCAATTGATATCTGAGGTCAAACATATTGATTGACGAATTTGAATCGTCAAAAGGAAACACACCAGTAACAAATGTAACGGCATCTGGACAATAAATCCAACGGCGATTAATATCTTCTTGTGTGATACGATGCTTCATATAGATTCTTTCAACACCATCAAAATGATAGTCTTCAAAGAATTGTAAGGCATCGTCAATGCGATCGCTCACTTGGTCATCATCCACATTAATGTCAATAACTGGAAAGCCTAAACGGCGTTTGCAATAATCTATAAATTGTAATCTTGTTGTTGGTTGTGCCATAATAGTTTATTTATCCTAATGCTATGGCAAAGGCTATGGCACTAGGGTCAG